ACCATTACGTTGCCATGACCAACACCGACAACGGGATTGTCCAAGGCACCTTCTTCGTGTCGACCGACGGCGCCTTCTTTGCCGGCAATCTGGTCGACGACCTAAAGATGCGGCTCTACTTCGCCAAATTCGAGCGCTCCCGCCTCTCGGTCGAGCTAAGCCCCCTGCAGCTGGCGGGTGGCATCCTCGATCTCGACATCCTGAATGAGGGCATCACGCCGCCCGCCTGCCGCACCGATTTCGAGGTGCAGGTGAACGGCGCCTGGATCCCGCTTGACGGGGCGCCCAACGGCCCGAACCTTTCCGGCCTCCCGGCCATCCTGCCGCTCCGGGTGACACTCACCGGCACCACCGACCTGATGCCGGGCTTCGGGCTCACCAGTTCCCAGGCGATCGTCAGCCGCCCCAAGACCGCCTTCACCTGGGTGGGAGAGACCCGGACGCTGGGGTCTCCCACCACCAGCATCAAGATCATCACCGATCTCCAGGCCTTCGACGAGACCAAGCACGACTGCACGGTGAGCCTGCTGACGGGCGCGGCGCTGGACACGGCGGAAACGGCCGACGTGGTGGAGGACATGCTTCTCGCCAACGGCGCGATCCGCCGGACCGCGGTGTTCAACCTGACGGCGGTCAGCACCTATGCCGTGAAGATCGTGGGGTCCACCACCAGTGCCGCCGAGCAGTTCCTCGTCGCCGAACTGATCGAGTTCGCGCAGTCGTAGGTTGGGCCAGCATGAGTACCCCGTAAGACAAGAGGAGACAGGCTGATGGCCAGGAAGCCCACGCATTACAGGATCACCGTCAACCGGCCGCTGGAGGTGGCGAACGCCCGCTTCCGCCCGGGCGCGCGCTACACCGTCAAGGCCGCCGTCCACGATGCGCTTCGCGAACAGGCGGCCGATGCAATCGCCACCGCCGAGCCGATGCTGATGGAGTGACGGCGCCATGTTGAGGTTCGAGGACCTCCGGGTCCGCGACAGCCAATCGCTCGACCGGGATTTCTTCAACCGGCGCTTCCGGCTGATCGCCGAGGCGCTGGGACAGCTGGGAACCGAAGTGACCTCGGTCACCACCGATACCGACCGCCTCGTCACCCTCGGGCTGACCCGGGTCAACGAGGTCCTGGGGCCGCTGCTCGCCAGGCTGCAGGCGGCCGCGGAGAACGGCTTCCTCGTCGCTGCCTCGGACACGCCGTTCACCGTCACCGGCGGCCTGCAATCGACACTGGCGATTGCCAGCGAGGCCGAGCGCGACCTGTTCACGCCAACGCCTTACGTGCTGCTGACCCGCCGGGCGGAGGGCACGGAGCATGATTATGCCGTGCTGCGGGTCGAAGGTTATGACCGCGCCACGGGCGGCCTTGCCTTCGAGGTGGTGCTGGTCAATGGCTCCATCGGCGATGCCGTGCATGACGACTGGGTGATTTCGGCGACGGCGGGCATCAGCGTCGCGGTGCTGGAAGCCGCCACATCCGTGCAGGCGACCCTGGCGCTGGCCCAGCAGGCGGCGCAGGACGCTGCTGAGGCAGCTGCGACGGCGGAATCGGTTCTGGCCTCGGGCCCTGTCTCGTCGGTCAATGGCCGGACGGGCGCCGTCGTGCTCGGCATGTCCGATATCGCCGGGCTGGTGAGCGCGCTCGCCGCCAAGGCCGACAGCAGCCATGGCCACACCATCGCGCAGGTGTCCAACCTGCAGGCGACACTCAATGCCATCAGCGATGGCGGAACCTACTGAGGAATGAGAGCATGACGCAGTCCCTCATTGCCCAACTGTCCCAGAAGCTGTCCATCGTCGCCGTGAAGGACATCGAGGTGACTGGCATCGTCGAGGATGGCGTAGGCGGCTGGGTCCGTTCGGTGCGTTTCTTCGGCTCACCCGCATCCGGCACGAACAAGGCGCTCGTCCTCGAGGTGCTTCTGCAGTCCGCTGAGAAGACCGACCTCGCCATCACCACGCCCGAGATCGATTTCTGATCCTGGTTCATCGCCGTTTCTGATCCGGCCCCCAATTCACCATCGCGCGCTGCACGGAAACTCCATGCGGCGGGTTCCTGTCATGGAGAGACCTGATGTCCGATCCAACCTTTGGCATTTCGATCACGCGGATCGACAATGAACCGCGTCCCGCCGTTTACAGCGACATGTCTGTCGTGGGCCTCATCGGCACCGCGCCCGAGGCCGATCCGGCGGTATTTCCGCTCGACACGCCGGTGTTTCTCTATTCCGACGACACGGCGAAGCGAACGGCACTTGGAACGGAAGGCACCATCTCCGACGCCCTGAACCTGATCAATGCCCAGCTGGGCGAGTTCCAGGTCGCCGCCAAGATCGTGGTGGTCCGCGTGGCGGAGGGAGCGACCGTCGAAGAGACCATCGCCAACATCGTGGGCGACGGCATCTCCACGGGGCTTGAAGCCTTCGTGCAGGCCGGCCCGCTGCTCGGCATCATCCCGCGGCTCATCTGCGCGCCGGGCTTCACCAGCCAGCGGACGGGCACCGATGCCAATGCGGTGTGTGCAGCCTTGCCCGCCCTCTGCAACAAGCTCCTCGCCCATGCCGTGGTCGACGGGCCCGCCACCACCGAGCAGGCGGCCATCGACTGGCGGGAGACGATTTCCTCCAGCAGACTGATTCCTGTCGATCCCGCCGTACGCGTCATGGCGGGGAGCGAGGTCGCGGTGATGCCGCTCTCGCCCGCCGTCATCGGCATTGGCGTCAGGCGCGACCACGAGAAGCAGGGCCGTCCCTTCCATTCCTGGGCCAACCAGCCGGTCGCCGGCATCGTGGGGCCGTCTCGGCCCATCAACTTTTCCCTGACCGACGGCGCCACCGAGGGGCAGCGGCTGCTGTCGCACAATGTCGGCATTCTCCTGCGCGGCGAACTCGGTGTCGAGACGGCAATTGCTTCGGGAGGCTTCGTCTATGTCGGCACCGACAATGCCGGCGAAGACGATCTCTGGCGCTTCTACAACGTCACCCGCGGTCGCGATTACATCCATCTGATGTTCTTGCGGACGCTCCGTTTCTATCTCGGGCGTTTCAACCTCATGGGCCAGACCATCCAGGCGGTGCTCAACACCATGGGCTTCGCGATGCGCGACCTCAAGGCTGATGGCGACATCCTGGGCTACGAGGTCAAGTTCACGCGCGACCAGAACTCTCCAGAAGAGCTGCGGCAGGGGCGCTTCACCGTGAACTTCGCGGCGGAGGAGGCGCCGGTGCTCAGGTATCTGGGCATCCAGTCTGCCCGCTACCGCCCGGCGCTCGATGCGCTGCTCGATGACCTGCTCGCGCAGGTCGATGCCGTCACCGGCTGATCGCCACACAACAAGGAGGAATTCCCATGAGCACAATCCATGTCATGGAAGCGGCAAATCTGTTCGCGGGCGATCACGACCCCACCGCCTCGAAGCATCTCACGTTGGCCGAACTGAAGCTGCCCACCCTGCAGGAGATGTACCAGGACCACCACGCCGGGGGTTCGCGCGTCCAGATCGAGGTGGCGGTCGGCATCCAGAAGCTGGAGCCGACCTTCAAGCTCAACGGCTGGGACCCGGACCTCCTCACCCAGTTCGGACTGGATTCCTCGCGCCATAAGGTCTTCACCGCCTACGGCGTGATCCGCGACAAGCGGACCGGCATGGCGATCGAGTCCAAGGCCATCATCGAGGGCCGCCTCGGCAAGATCGAGCCCGACGCCTTCCAGCGCGGCGAACTTCAGGGGCACGAATATGCCATCAACGAGGTGATGCACTACGAGCTCTGGTTCAATGAGAAGGAGAAGCTGTTCTGGGACTTCTTCTCGACTGAGTGGCGGCTGGACGGCGTCTCGCAGAATGATGACGAGCGCCGCATCCTGCGCATCCAGCGCTGATGGTAGCACCTACCGGAGACGATCACATGACTGACACCACCCGCGTGAAGCTCGTCCGGCCCATCAAGGTTGAGGAGCGCATGATCACCGAGGTCACACTTCGCCGCCCGAAGGTGCGAGATCTCCGCGCCATGGAAAAGATGCGTGAGCCGGGCTCGACCGAACTCGACCAGGGCATCGCCATGGCCGCGGCACTTTGCGATCTGCCGCTCGAGGCCATGGACGAGATGGATGCCGCGGACTTCGCTTCGATCTCGGAGGTGCTCGGCGGTTTTTTGCCCAAGGCCCCGGCGTGAGCGGCTGGCGCTGTATCGTTGCGGACATTGCGCATGTGCTGTCAACGCCATTGACCGCCTTCGACGACATGGACTGGCACGAGGTGCTGCTCTGGCATGCCGAGGCGCGGCGTATCGCAGGTGGCAGGAGGGACTGACCGATGGCCAGCCAGACCACCCAGCTCATCGTCGAACTGCTCGACCGGGTCTCGGGCCCGGCGCGGGGCGTGGCGAACAGCCTGCGCGGGCTCACGCGGACGGTCCGGGATGCGACCGCGGCGCCCATCACCATGTCCGACCGGCTGGATGCCGCCATCACGCGCAACAATCGCGCGCTCGACGCGGCGCGCGGGCGCATGCTGGACGCGGTGGGGACGCTCTATGTCCTGAAGAGCGCCTTTAGCGCGCCTGTGCAGGCCGCGCAGGCGTTCGACCGGGCACTGGCCGAGATCGGCGCCAAGGGCAACCTGACGACAGAGCAGATGACGGCCATCGGCGAGGCCGCGAAGCGGACCTCCTCGCGGATGAACCAGTTCGCTACAGACATCGTGAAGGCACAGGACTTCCTGGTCGGCATGGGCCTCGATGTCGATCGGGCCACCAGGGCGATGCCGTCCATCGCGCGAGCCGCCACCGCCACTGGGGCGAGCCTCGAGGACCTGTCGAAAGCGGGCTTCGCCGCCATGTCGAACCTCGGCATCGCGGCCGAGAGCCTGGGTAAATCCTTCGACATCATGGCGGCCGCCGGCAAGGCGGGCGGTTTCGAGCTGCGCGACATGGCGCAATATCTGCCCTCGATCACGGCACTCGCCAGTTCCAAGGGCATGACCGGGGCCGAGGGACTGGCCCAGATCGCCGCCGCCCTGCAGATCGTCCGGCGGGGTGCGGGCGATGCCTCCGAGGCCGCCACAAACTTCAACAACATCCTGCAGAAGATCAATTCCAACGATGCCATCAAGAACTTCCGCAAGAAAGGCATCGACATCCAGAAGGTGCTGAAGGACGCAAAGGCCAATGGCACGGATCCCCTTGAGGCTTCGCTTCGCGCCATCAATCAGGCGATCGGTGGCGACCTGTCCCGGCTGGGTGAGCTCTTTTCCGACGCCCAGGTCCAGAAGGGCCTCATTCCGCTCCTGACCGGGCTCGAGGATTACATCCGGCTGCGCGACGAGGCGGCGAAGGCCGACGGCGTGATCAGCGCCGACTTCGCCCGGATGATGCAGACCAGCGTCGAGCAGATCAAGCAGTTCCAGATTGCACTTCAGAACTTCCAGACCAGTGTTGGTTCGGCCCTTATCCCTGTGCTGGGCGGCATCGCAGGGGCCCTGAAGCCCGTCCTGGAGATGCTGACCGCCATCGTCTCGCAGTACCCGGGCGTCTCAGGCGCGCTCGTCGCCATCACGGCGGGGTTCGTGGCCCTCAAGGCAGCGCTGGCTGGGCTCACCTTCATCGGCCTGATGGGCAAGGGCGGCATGCTGGCCACGCTGGCCTTCGGGCTCAGGGGCGTTACTGCCGCGCTGACAGGGCTGCGGGCGGTTGCCGTCACGGCGCCCCTCGGCATGGTTGCCAGCGGCATGACGAACCTCCGGGGGTCGCTCCTCGGCCTGACCATGCTGAACACTGCTGGTGGTCTCAAGGCCGTGTTCGGCACGCTGGGATCCGGCCTCCTGGGGCTGCTCAATCCCATGAAACTGGTCACCGCTGCCGCCGTGGCGCTCCGCGGCGCGGTGATGCTGACGGGCGTCGGCGGGGTCCTCATCGGCGTCGCAGTCGCGGGCAAGTTCATTTACGACAACTGGCAGGGCATCGGGCAGATGTTCTCCGCCTTCGGACAGGCCTTTTCCGCGGCCCTCGGGCCGGTCAGGCCGATGCTGGATCCGGTCATTTCCGGCGTCAGCACGCTGTTCGGCTGGCTGTCGAAGGTGAGTTTCGAGATCTCGCCTGCGGCGTGGCGGGAGTGGGGTGCGGCGGCAGGCACTGCCGTGGGCAATGTTATCCGCTGGTTCGCGGAACTCCCCGGCAGAATCGCCGCCTCGCTCGGCAGCCTCTACGACATCGGGCGGCAGTTCATGCAGTCCTTCTTCGACGGCCTCGTCTC